ATCTTTGGTATCCTTAATAGATTCAGCTAGCATCGTGACCTCCCGCTTATGGTATGACTCAACAGTTTTTAGTGAGGTCGATACCTTTACCACATCTCTTTTTAATGCGTAGTACAGTCCAGTCAGTGACACCACACCCCCTACAATAGTTAGTAAATCTCTAGGTTGAAACTCCATGTCTATAGTATTGCAAAATATATAGTAGAAAAAGCTAGTCCTGTGATACCTAATGTCAATGCCGTGTTAGAAATTATTAACCGCCTGTTGCGTTTCTTCAACTGACCTATCTCATTGTCTTTCTCGCTAGCAATGGCCTTCTCAATGCTTTGCTTGTTCTTGTAGATTTCCGCTAATGTCTCATAACTCGCCGCCTGTATGCCTGTAATCTTAGCGTAGTATGTAACTTTCAACCGCTCCATCTGGTAAAGGCTATCGATTTCTTGTGCTGTACGATACCAGTACAACATACTATTGTAGTTGAGACTGAAAAGTTGCTGATCGTAAGTTGTAAGTTCGGGTGTAAAATCCTGCTTTGAGTAGGCTGTCCGATTTTTTGAGCGTTGTGCGGTACTGGTTATTGGTAGCACTAGGAGTAGCAGAAAGAATGTTGTAAGTTTCATTGCGGTAAATTTCATTTGTGATTTGTTGCTGTTGGATAATGGTATCCTGCCCTACTTGCAAACTATCAATCTTAGCGAATAGGCTATCTGTTTTGGAGTTATTCACCTGGATAATTTGATAGAGTGAATCATTGACATCCTGTAACCTTTTTATAGCAGGATTTGTTACGGGTCTATTACATGTGCGCACGCTGAATATCACGGCTAGTGCAAGAATTGCACAACCCAGTCCGATTGCTAGCTTTGTCTTTTTCCCCATCGCGTTATGTGTAATTGTTTAGTTAGTGGGCGAATCTTGTAGTATACCCCGTCACGTGTGCGGCTATCACGCATGCCCTGCTCGTTAGTGTTACCCTCAATGGTGCGCACTGAATACTTACCCACCTTATCGACTATGCCCGTGTGCCCTATGCCCTTGTATCGCTTACCCTTAAAGCTGTTATAACTTAGCGTCATTACCAGCGCATCACGATCACTATACGCTTGCAAGTATTTGCCTTCGGTGAATATCACATCATTGCGGTTGTAGGCAGTAGGACTCCAGCCTGTGATAGTGTGACGCACACCACACTCGTTAAGCATTGCCATGACAAAGAAACTGCACCACGCATAGCCGGGTTTCCACCCCTCCTGTTTCATCAAGACAAGCAACGCCTTATCGTTAAAGCCTTGATTGTTGCCGCCCTTTTCTTGCACACCTACGAATGATGAAGCCGTTACCCTTACGCAGTAACCGTCATCAGCAAGTGCAGAATATAAAGGTATGCAGCAAAGTAGAAAGCATATAAGAGCAGGTATAAGACAACCTTTTGCCATGTCGTTAGATAGGTGTTTATTTCATACTTAACCTCTTTGTTGTATATCTCCCGTTGTAGTGCCCGAAAATTGAATCTAATGCCTAAAAAAACGACGAAGTTGGCAAACACCATTACCATTGCAGCAAGTACGATATACTGGATGTATTCCGTGCTAATGAGCGCATCGCCAAAATAGGCCACTGATACCGTACCCGATATGGCAAACACCAAAAAGGCAAGTGGTATAGACCAAAAGCCGTCGAACAACTCGAGCTTATAGCGCAAGCCTTTAAGATTAACCTTACTTGGTTGCTCTTTTTTCGGATTCTTTGCTGCCATTGGCGCGTAGTTTTAGTGAAAGCTCACGCTCATACTTGCGCAAACGTTCGGTGTAATCTTGCTTCAGTGTCTTTTTATCACTCATGGTATCCTGTTAAGGATGTTTCGTGAGTAAGTAGGGCGGTAGCTAGTGGATGTGTTGCCCGTGCTGAATTGATAATTGAGCGTATTAGTCACATCGGTACGCGGTGAACGGTCAGGCCATGTGGCAGTTGAGTATTCCGGGAATAAACTGCTATTAGCACATAAGTAATCGACTAGCAAAGTGGTGTAGTGTTCTGCATTTTGCCTCGCACGATCTATCATATCTTTCATCACAAGGTCTGAAACGGGTACAGTGTCCTCAGACTGGCGTTGCACCAGCGTGCCGTTGTCCATACGGTAACAAAGGTTAGGCGTTACGTCCACCATAACCCACCACAGCAGCATCTTTTGGATGTAATCTTCTAGCAAGATTTGATAGTTACCCGCAATCGTGTTAGCTGCTACATCGGTCTTAATCTTGTTAAGCAAATCAGTTCCCAAAAAGGGAAGTAGCCACTTATCCTGCGCCAAATAGATGGACGGATATAACAAGTTAGGGTCAACACTACCATTGACGGTTGTGTACTTCTTGATGTAGTTCTCAGAGATTAATAATACTTCTGCCATAGTTCAGTTATTTATTAGCGAATCTTGGATTATCAGGAAGGAAGCCTTCATAAGGCATGTCACGTGGCTCTTGTGCTACCTTCGGATTGTTACGGACTTTATATCCTGCTTTCTTTACACGCACATCCATAGCTTCTTTGATATTTGGATTAGTCAAGTCTAAACCAAAACCTTTTGCACTTGCATAAGTCATCTTGCGCCATGTGTGGCCACATGCCCCACCGCCTTTATACAACCAAACCGAATACCTGTCAGCACCACGAGGGCCCCAGCCTTCGTTGACTATTTGCTTTCCCATTTGCATGATGTCTTCTTTGCGATATAGCTTATCCGCTGCTATCATCTTACGGCAAAACTCGCGTGAATTGTCGTGTATTTCACCGCTGTATTTATAGCGTGTATAGAACTTTACATCCTCAATAGTTTCATCCTGTGCAGACTTTGCGTTAGGTCGTGCAGTTCCTGTGCTAGTAGCAAAGTTATGCGATTGAATCCGTTCGTTATCTTCATCGTCCGTATCGTAATCAACATCGTACTCATCAATCAACACCCAGTCTTCATCTTGGTCTTCACCTAATGCAATCAATGCATCTGCTACTTTGTTATCATCAAAGTCACCAGCTACTTTTTTTTTTTCGTCACTCATGATGACCTCTTGCGGTTGCAAGCTACCCGGTAACACATCGGCAAAGATTGCGTCAATAGTGGCAATTGGTAACGTGGGGAACGCAGCACTTACGATTGCCTTGGCACTTGTCACAGGTACAGCACCTGCAGCCGATTGCATTACGATGTCCACAAGTGAACTAATCTGTGCACCATTCAAAGCCGTAGCGGCAACATCTGCAGTAGTGCCTGTTGCATTCGCATCGGTTACGACAGATGTTTGCTCAGCTACAAGTGGCGTGTTCGGTACAATCTCAAAGCTCACACCCGGCATTTGATTGCTCAAAAGTTCGGTAATACTCTTATCGATTAGCGTTTGATAAGGCTCAATGACTTGCTTCTTAAATATCTCAAGTCCCGTAGCCATCTCGTCCTTATTGCTACCAAATCCTGTTGCCTCGCGAATACCAAACAGCAGTGGCGTAGTTACACGGTGTGCTGTAATTATCTTCTGTGTTGCAGTAGTATCCATCAATTGATACTGCTTATCCGCATCGTTTACAGGGAATGGTGTAATCTCGGTCTTAGGTTGATCGCGCTCGTTGAAGAACATTACCACCTTGCCCGCGTTACGCGCACCACTCATCTTGTTCTCCCAGTCCATCATCATCTGTTGCTTCTGCTCAGGCGTTGCTTGCCCGTTATAGAAGTTAATAATGGTAGAAGGGAATAAACCGTTTGAGATTTGGTTGATATGGAATATCGAAATCTGTTTGTCTAGCTCGATATAGTTAATCGCACTCCAGTAGTCGGGGCGTGGGTATGTATCGCTGCCCGTATAGGTAAAGCACCAATAGATTTGGCGCGGCTCTTCCATTCGAGTCAAGTAATTATACTTGGGTATGAATTCGGGCGTGTTCTTTTTCTTTCGTGTGTTGCTCCAGTCGTAACTGTGAAAGATACCTACCTCGCTATCATCATCCTGATTTACCGCTATGCGGCATTCTTCAAATGGTATAGGATTTAGCTTGCTTATAACTGTGCGGTCATTAGACCATATCACCTCTATAAAGAAACCACCAAACAACTTCAAGTCGTGGGCGGCTGCATACGTCAAAGTATTTATATCAAGTGCATCCAGTTCCTCTTGGTATTGCTCAGACTTAATACCCTTACCCGCTATCATGTCACCAATAGCCACAACTAAACTACCGTGTACTGGTGACTCGTGGGACAGGTCGCGTAGGTATTGCGGAAAATCATTTTGATCACCGTAATTAACCCAACCTTTTCGGTCTATTTTTTCGGCATCGGACTTAGCAACGTACTCGCTAAGTTTCAATGAAACTATATTCGATTCTTTAGATTCCATAGATAATGTCGTTAGGTATCACATCAGTTGGCACATCAAAATAAGATGTGTTATTTGTCAAGACAGCATATCCACGCTCAACCAAACCAAGTACAGAACCATCTGACGGATTAGTATTAACTGCAGAATTTTGCCCGTATACCTCGTAACGGTAACGCCCTGACCGGGTAAGACCAACTGTTGTGACAGTGAGTTGTGTGATGCGTGTATTTTCATTGACAATTACGGCAACCTGTGCAAGGTCTGTGCCTGTGGTGCTGTTCTCCTCGTGGGTTAACACCAATAGATAATTCGTGTATGCTGTTGCAAAGTACTGCCTAGCTTCATCGAGTGAAAGAAAGAGCGTTTGATTCGCTGTATTTGTAACTAGATATATCATGCCTTTTAAATTTAAAAAGGGCAAGTCAAATATAACCTGCCCTTTTTACAATACAACAAGAACACACAAAAACGAAAAACAAATCTTAGTAAGCAGGGCTTACAGTAATACCTGCGAAGTTGTCGAAAGGTACAGAAGTGAATGGCTCAAGGTGTACAGCTGGAGTCAATTCCTCAGCAGTAGTAGTAACCTGATAACCCATCAAATCCGCCTTTTGCGCTCCCGATTGTACAGTACCTGCAGTCAGCTGTGAGCCTTCACCTGCACCAATCAACAAGATTTGGTCATCATTGGTACGTACAAAAACAATCATCTTTGCCTTAGCTACGTTTAAGAACTCGTTACGCATGTCTTGATTCAATTTACCGAATGTCCATTGTACTTCCTGTGAGAAGTACAGTGTACCCGATTCCAAGTTCTTGTTTACAGTCTCAATGTATGAGCCTGAGTTACGGAATGGAACGTAACGGTAGATAGTAGCAGTAGGCAATCCGTCAACTTCTCCATCTACACCACCGTAAGTGATGCCCGATGTAAAGTCATCGTAGTTAGCAATCAGAACCTCTTTAACACCTCCGATACCTTCAAGGCATCCGAGTGTAAAACCAGTAGTTAATTCACAAGCCATACTATATAGTTTTTAAAGGGGGTTATTACACCCCCCGTTGATTATTATTAAGATTATAGACCCCAAGCAACAATGTCCTCAGCTACGCAGATTTGAGCACCCAAGTAGAAGCGTGCACCGTAACGCACGTTCTGTGATCCATCCAAGTTTTGCATATCCAAGATGAACACTTCGTTCATTTGGTTTTCCTGCCAAGTACCAAGCATCAAGTTTGACTTCTGTGAGAAAATCAAAACGTCATCGCTCATACCCGGACATACTGCGATTTCGTACATACCTACGAAACGCTTGTTTACTTCAGGACCACCTGTCAAGTACCAACCATTACCTGCAGCGATTTGAGCTTGCATGTATGCTTCCCAAGCAACCTGACCCATGTAGATGGTTGGCTTTTCAGCAGCACCTTTTACACCGTTTGAAGCGGTAGAGATAAGCGACCAAATAGCACCGATGATTGTAGTATCATCCAAAGTACCTGTACCCGCGCTAGGTGCAGCAGATGCAGCAATCAAAGTCTCGAATCCATCGTACTGACCAGTGGTAGCGTTAACACCTGACCACATTACAGTCTCGTTGTTAGCAGCAATACCGCTTACCAAACGCTCAACAATAGCGTCTTGGATTTGAGTGTTTACACGACCTGACATTACATCGGCAGCAGACCAGTCTGTAAAGAAGTCCTTCTTACAGATTTGACGCTGTACCTGGAACTCTTCCAAAGTCAAGATGCGCTCAGTCAAAGTGATAGTACCTGTTGGGGTAAAGTCACAAGTGCCTGCGGCGAATGTTACAGTGTCTTCAATTTTACGAGCCACTGACTTGTAAGGTACATTTGGCTTCATAGTAACGTACCCTGCAGATACGTTAGAAACGAGTGCCTTGCGGCAGATTTCACCAGCTAGCTCTCCCGCGTAGGTGGTGGTTAAACTTAAAGAAGTTGGCATATCTTTTTTACTTTTTTAATCTTGATTAATTACTTTGTTTTGAGCGAATGCTTTCCATGAAGTCGCTGAATGATGAGCCATTCGTAGCTACTACAGGTTGTGCATTCTTTTTAAATTCTTGAGATTTTACAGAAGGAACTGCAGGAGCCTTTTTAACCGAAGCGAGTTCAGCCTTTACAGCGTCCGTGTCATTCTTAGCAGATTCAACTGCTGCAGCTAGCTCGGTCTTTTCAACCTCTAATGCAGCAATGCGCTCAGACAATTGACCGATAACGGCAACGAGGTCTTCGCTACTCATCTCAGTCTCCTGTTCTGCACGTTCGATTTCAGCAACCATACCATCTTCACCTACTGTGACACTGGTAACACCGTCCTCAAGGAGATATTCTCCTGCAGGTACAGGCACTGGGTTTCCTTCGGCATCTGTGGTGTAGATGTCTACACCTACTACCCACTCATTAGCGGTAGAATAGATTTTAGTACCATCGGACAAAGTGCCTTCTACTGCAAACTTTACTTCCGTTGCCGGGGCTTCAGCTGCTGCAGTTTCTTCTTCGAACTTGATACCAACTGTGGAAGGGTCAATGCCGTACTTAGAAAATACGGATTTGATTTGTTCTTTGATATTCGACATTTGTTGGATATTTGGGTATAGTAGCAAAACCTTCGTTTTGTTACATCCAACAAGTTGCTGTATCTTCGCGTGGTAAATAATTACGTACAATATGAAAACACAACCCACTGCTATGCACACAAAGATTACTGTGCGCATGACTGACAAACAGCTAAAGTCATTACAGAAAACTGCAAAGCAACACAACATGAATGTTGCCGAATATGTACGCGCTTGTGTTCTGTGAATTGGTAAATGTGATTAATAAAAGAAGGCCCTCGTTAGGGCCTTACTTTTTTACCAGAACCAATTATCACTTTTATATACGCATTAACCGCAGCTAATATAACACTATTTTTTAATCTGCATGCGTGCCGTGTTATTTGTGCTGTCGTTATCAGGTACACCGTTCACGGCTGTAATAGTTAGCACATAATCCGTAGGCAATGCCACAGGTGGTGACGTGATGTTATACACGCTTCCAAACGTTGCACTCTTGCCAACTTCTATGCGATCAGCACGAGACCATGTACCCGTGAAGCCACCTACGAGGCCGTGGTTTACCTTCATACTTGTAATAACTACACTGCCTTTGTTGTAGAACGTGTAGAATATACGCACACGGTTGGCATCGAGCCACTCGTAACGGTCTATTGTTACGCTTGCATCCAGTCCTGAGGCAGGTGGATTAACAAGTGTAATAGTCAAACCTGTGCTAATCGTGTTATCATTCTCATTGGTTTCCTTTATGACCATATTCGGGTCGATGGTAAGTGAGAAAAGAGCATTGCCTGTTTGATTGTTAGGCAATCCAAAGGGTGCTGTCTTAGTTACTACCGTTTGACCTTTGGGTATGGTCACATCGCCCGTGTAAAAAACAAACTTGCTACCATCGGGACGGGTGAAAGTAAGATTCACTGTAGCAATCACATCAGCCGTATGCACCTTATCCAAATTAACGCTATAAGTCACTGTTACGCTACTGCCTTGCACAGCCGTTGCAAGTGTTGATATAGTCCCATATAGGTTGTATTCAGCAACGGGCACAGGCACAGGGTCACCACCGTCTAAACTCTTGGCAATAGTCACGGGTCACGGCATTGTACATATTCACCACGCCATAACCCAACTCTAAACTTTTACCATTGACATCGTATACATACCCGCCTGTTTTTCTACACGCTTGGCGTATCACATCCGTTACCTGCGCCTCCGTTAGTGCTGGGTTAGCAAGTATCACACTAGCCGCAGCTGCAGCCATGACAGGACATGAACACGAAGTTCCGCTAAAGTTGGTATAGTTACTTGTTGCGTTATAACCCGATGCACCCGTACGGTCTACCGTGGGACATTGTGTACCCGGGGCGGATGCAAAAGTCTTAGGTCCGTAGTTACTAAATGAAGCGCGCAGGTTTGACTGTGTAGATGCGCCCACTGCATGCACCATAGGGTATATTGCAGGAGCCTGTGTGAAGTTTGGATTGCTTTGATTACCTGAACTCGCAAAGATGGGTATGCCTTTTCCGCCGCGTCCGTATGTCTTTGCCGCTGTTAAAGCGTTTTGAAATAACGGATATGACGTAGAGCCACCACCGCCCCAACTCATGGACACAGCAAGACAGTTAGGGTTAGCTATTGCCTTGTTAATTGCACGGGTTACTATGGTATCGGATGTAGCAAAACCGCCTGAAGATGTGGAACCATAACCGATATGCAAAAATTGCACTTTGAGTTTATTGTTTCCTAGTGAGGAAACGCCCACATTGTTATCCGTTGCTGCACATATCAAGCCACTGCAACAAGTCCCATGCTTTTCATATTCGCTTACTGGGTTTACATCGGCTGCATCGGTTACACAGTTCCATGATGTGCTGCTAATAGTACCCACTAAATCTTCATGCCCTACCTCGCAAGCTATATCCAGTACTGCTACTTCGCCATAAGCCGCCCCATCAATCAAGCTCCACGCCTCCGATGCTTGCATATTAGGCAAGTGCCACTGTGCTGCGTAAATGTAAGCATCTGCGTCCGTTTGATATGGTTGGATGTAGTCAGGCTCTACGCTCGTAAATAGTTTTGAGTTCATCAGTGAGATGTAGAACTCATTAAAAGCGGAAAAGGCAGGTACTTCTACAAATAGAGTATTAGTCAACTGAAAGATTTCAGTAACTACTATTTTGTTCTTAGAGCAATATGCACGCGCTGCATCAAGGTCGGGAGCAACTAGGATAGCAAGACCCGTAGCGATTTGGTCTAGTGATCCATCAACTTCATTCACTTGGCAAACTTTTTTATGGTCTGCCTTTATTGGCTGTTCGTCCTGAAATACGATGATGCCAAAAGGCTCATGCACTGCGACTACGTTAGCCTTAGTTTTGTTCTTGTCAAAAGACTCTTTGTCTTTAAATTTTACACTATTAATTTTCATTTGGATGGTTTTACTTTGCTCAATAGCTGGTCAAGTTCCAGTACTAACTCAGCCTCGTAGTTCTTTACACCGCTCATGGCTACGCCTACCTCGTTAAAAAAGCCTTCTATGCTATAGCCTTTTATCTTGCCCTCCTTCACATCATTCCATACATGTTCTTCATCGACTTTTGTACCTATGAACCATGTGCCTACGGGCAGGTCAGGCAAACCAAGTTCAATGCTCTTATCATTCTTACCCTCTTTTAGCCACGATTCTACTACGGTCACACCTGTAACGGGTATCTCATGCTGCAGGTTAGTGCTGTGTTGCAAGTTCTTTTTGAAGAACTGATGCGCGATAGCTTGCACTGTAGCCTTTTCAAAGTATACATAGTACTCTTCACCTTTCTCATCATAACGAAGTATCTCTTTATCCGGGATAAGGGCAGGGCCATATAACATACGACGCTCTTCATCCACTTTTGCAAACTGCATTTTAGAAAGTGCAATCCAATTTTCTTCTATGGCGGGCATGTCCACAAGTCCCATGGCCGTAATACCAAGGCGGCCATCTTCATCTATTACACACTTAACTACTTTTCTTTTTTCCATGTTTCAAAGTTATTTATATTTGTACGGTTTCGTCATATACAATCAATTGTTTTCAAGGCATAAGCCGTCCAAACGTGGGCGGCTTTTGTTTTATCCTATGCGTGCGAGGTCTTCTACTTTAATCCTTACCTCCTGTTGACTTGCTACATCACCCGCAAGTACATAGGCTCTTGGTGTAAGTTGCTCAGGTCTTTCCTGCAGGAATGAAGATGCAAGCGGGTTAAACTGTGCAGGTTGTGAGCCTCCACCGCCATCGGGTAAATTAGGCACGCTGTCATTATTACCACCACCACCGGGATTGCCACCACCTTGAAATTGTTGCTGTGCAATGGTCGCCACGTTAGCCAAACCCGATGCAATAGCCACACCCGCTGCGATAAATGGTTGAGCAGGGAATAAGACTGTTTTAGGGTTGGCCGCAGCACTTGCAAAGATTGCGTTCGCACCTTTGTAGGTATCCACGGTGGCCTGTGCAATGCTCACAGCCTTTTGTATTTTAAACGCTGCCTTTGCTCGTTTTTCATCGCCTTTGGCAAATGCTGCTGTTAATGCGCCAATAGCACCCAACGCATCGGATGCAAGTGACAACTTAGCGTCTTGTACAGCCTCTTCTTGTGCTATTCTCGTTTGTGCTGACTTTGCATTAATAGCATCTACTTCATCTTGATTTTGTTTTGCAATAGCTGCAAGTTGTTCCGCATTGCCTTTTGCCGCATCGCGCAGTATTGAGTACTTTAAATCTGCTGCTGCAATTTCTTTGTCTACACCTTCCTCCATTAAGGAAATACTAAAGGCTTGTGCATCTCTTTGAGCCTTTAACTGCGCATCAAAATCCGTAACCTCAGTCTTTGCAGATTCAATAGGCTTAGCCGCATCCTTACGGATTTGCTCGGTAATCTTTGCGGATTCTGCAGCCGTTTTATTACGCGAATCAAGTATCTGTTTATTTAAATCTTGCTCTATTTTTAACTTCTCATCTGCAGTCTTTTTAGCGTTGGCAACCTCCTTAGCATCTTGTGCATTTAGGATTCCGTCGCGAGTGGCTACTAATCCTTCGAGTGACTTTTGCGCATCCTTGACAATTTGCTCCTGCGCCTTACGTTCTGCTTCCGGGTCGAATACTTTTTTGACTACAAAATTATTTATGTCTTCAAAAACCGATGTAACATCTATTTTTTCAATACCCAATCCTAACTTGTTTAGGATATCAATTGAACCATTTACAAAGTTTTCAAAGAACTCAGCGAGCTTGCGTTGTGGAAACGTAACAAAGTCGAGAAAGGTCTTTAAATATTGAGCGTTACGCTCGGCTGCTTTAATTTGACCCTCAGCCTGTAGTCGTGTGGTTTCAACTACAGCTTGTTGCTCGGCAATAGCCGTATTAAGTTGTGATATTTTTAAGGCAGTTATTTCCTTTTCGGTCATGCCCTGCCGCTTCAAAGTTTCCTCGGTTGCAGATATCCTATCAAAGTTTTCCTTGGCCGCAGCAGCACGCTCTTTCTGAATGTTTAACGCCTTCTGTTCTGCATCGGTCACACCGTCGATAAGACTCAACAGTTCCTCAGCATACACAATAGCAGCGGCAATGGCTGCACCTATCAAGAAAATAGGATTAGTCAGTAACGCCTTACCAATAGATGCAAATGCGCTACCGATGCCTTGAATACCTTTGGCTATATCACCCGGCTTAATCTGTGTGATGTTTTGTGCAAGTAACTTTGCACCCTCTGCTGCACCTTCAAAGTCAAGGTTAGCAATACGCGAGGTCACGAGTCCCAGTGATCCACCAACACGTTCAAACGCACCACCCGCCTGAGTGCCTACGGCCTGCGCTGCATCTTGTATTTTATCCTTCAGTTCACCCGCTGCTGCTGCAAGTTCTCTATACTTAGCC